CAAAAAAAATCAGACAACCTGCATTTTTCTCTCCTCAAACTCCTCAAAATGCAGTATCTGCGGTTATATGATGAGGTGGCGTGCATCCTGCGGGGTTCGCGCCGTTTTTTTATTGCCCGGAGCACAGCAATGGCACCACGCCTTAAATGCCTGCCTCCTGGACTAGCCACCATCGACACGCGTATTGCGCAGCCTCCGCCAAAGCGGGCTGATCCGTTTTATCTCACCAAGCCTTGGCGGGATCTGATGCGTCAGCTCACTGCTGCACGCGGAAACGTATGTCAGGAATGTGGCCGGTCAGGTGTCCGCCTCTTTGGTGACCACGTCCAGGAGCTCAAGGATGGTGGCGCTCCACTGGATCCGGCCAACATTCGGCTGCTCTGTGGATCGTGTCACACCAAGAAGACAGCCAAAGCCCGCGCATCTCGGATGCGAGAACGGCACCAACGCTGAAAAACGGCAGAAACCTACGGATTTTTCTGATCTGACCTCGCCTCTCGGCTGGGGGTGGGGGCGGGTTAAATCTTCACAGCCCCATGGGCACCCCAACCGCGCCAGGGGCACGCGCAGATTTTTCAGACAGTTTTGAAAACAATCAAAGAAATCAAAGGAGAGGTTTAGATGGCACGCGGTGGTGCTCGTCCTGGTGCTGGCCGGAAGAAGAAGGTCATCGCGCCGGAATATAGCGGCCCGCACATTGAAAACTATGCAAGTCTGACACCGTTTGCTTATTGGCTGGCTGTTTTGAGAGATCCGCTCGCTCCGCCTAGCTGGAGGCTAATGGCATCAGACAAGCTTGCTCCTTACATGCATGCGCGCCTAGCGCCGAAACAATCTGAGATGGGGCAAGGGGAACTGCTCCTTGAAGATCAATCTGCGGAAAAGTCAGTCTTTTCGGCGCTGCCTGCCCCCATGAGGCACTGATATGCTGAACATGAGCCGTCCAGACTGGCGCGAACGTATCCGCGCGGGTCGATCCCTGCTGCCTGATATCGAGCCAGTGAACCCGGTTCAAGCAGCCCAGGCAGTAGAATTTTTCGACAGCTTGCGGCTGCCGGATGTCGGTGGTACGCCGCTTCTGAAGGATGCAAGTGGGCCATGGTTTCGTGAAATCGTTGCCATGCTGCATGGTTCACTGGATCCCATGACTAATAAGCGGCTTATCCGCGAGCTTTTTCTCCTGGTCCCAAAGAAAAACTCAAAGACCACCTATGGCGCGGCTCTTATGCTGGTTTCCGTGCTTCTTAACACGCGGCCAAATGCAGAATTCCTGATCGTGGCCCCCACGAAGCAGATTGCGGATCTATCTTTCAAGCAGGCCTCCGGTATGGTGCTGCTTAATCGTGAACTGAAAAAGCGTTTCAGTTTGCAGAACCATCTCAAGTGCCTGACCTATTTGCCGACTGGCGCAACCCTGACCATCAAGGCGTTCGACACCAATGTTGTGACTGGGGTAAAGCCAGCCGGGGTCCTGGTAGATGAAGAGCACGTCATCGCTAAAAGCTCTGCGGCCGATAGTGTTATGATCCAGTTGCGTGGAGGCATGATCAGCCAGGAAGAAGGCTTCCTGGCAATCATCACGACACAGAGCGATGAGCCGCCGCGTGGTATTTTCAAGGCTGATCTCAAGCAGGCGCGTGCCATTCGCGATGGGGCATCATTCTATAAAGACGAGAATGATGAAGAGATCCCAGTCGCCAATGATGTGTTGCCGGTACTTTACGAGTTTCCTGAAGATATCCAGAAGCCGGCCAAGGTTCTGGGTGACCCTGCGCCCTGGGAAAATCCTACCATCTGGCCCATGGTATTGCCCAACCTTGGCCGGCCCATCACTGTTGAGCGCCTAAAGGCAGATTTCGACAAGGCCAAGAGCAAAGGCGTGGAGGAGCTCGCCAAGTGGGCTTCCCAGCATCTTAATATCGAAATCGGGATTGCCTTACGGGATGATCGCTGGGCGGGCGCGGATTTCTGGCAGTCCCAGGCACGTCAGGATCTGACGCTGGATGCGATAATTGAGAGATCTGAGGTTATCGTGGCCGGTATTGATGGTGGCGGCTTGGATGACCTCCTGTCCCTGTCCATCCTTGGCAGAGAGGCCGGAAGCGATGTCTGGATGCATTGGCAAAAAAGCTGGGTAACCAGAAAAGGAATTGACCGCCGCAAGCGTGAGGCTTCCCTTATGGATGATTTTGTTAAGGATGGTGACCTCGTCATTGTTGATGAGGTTGGTCCTGACATCATAGATCTGGCTGAGACGGTCGCTGACGTTGATCGGTCTGGCAAGTTGTATGGCGTCGGTCTGGATCCGCAAGGGGTTGCTGACATTGTTGCTGCACTTGACGAGCGGGGCATCCATCGGGATGAGCGTGTGCATGGCGTGTCCCAGGGCTGGAAACTCACAGGGGCAATCAAAACCGCAGAACGGAAACTTGCTGGACGTACTCTGATCCATTGTGGGCAGCCCATCATGGCATGGGCAGTCGGAAATGCCCGTGTGGAAGCGAAAGGCAACGCCGTTGTTATAGAAAAGCAGGCCGCAGGTTGGTCAAAGATAGACCCTCTTATGTCGCTTTTCGACACAGTAGTGCTCATGTCTCTCAATCCAGCCGTCCAGGGGAAATCTTGGTGGGAGAATTGATCTCCTCAATCATGAAAGGAAAGACCGAAAAATGGGGTTCTGGAAACGCCTGTTCGGCATCGGTCATCAGGAGCGCGGTGCCCGTATAGGACCGGCTGAACTGTTCCGGGATCTCTTTGTGGGCCGCCCAGCGAAATCCGGAGTTTCCGTTACCTGGGAAAACTCATTGGAGGTCACCACTGTTCTGGCGTGTGCGCGTGTCATTGCCGAAGACGTAGCGGGTATGCCGCGTGGCGTTTATAAAAAGTCTGGCCCGAAACGTCTTCTTTTTTCAGATAGTCCGCTCCAGGCACTACTTGATTTTCCGAATGACTGGCAAACAGGAGAAGAGCTTGTCGAGCAACTGACAATGCATGCCGTCCTGACTGGGAACGGTATTGCAGTCAAAAACCAGGTGAAAAATCCTATAACAGGTCTTGTGGAGATCAAGGAACTCCTCCCACTGCAACCGCGCTGGTACCGTATTGAGCAGGATGACCAGTGGAACGTTGTGGTGAAGGTCACTTTGCCAGATGGCGGCGCTCCCATGCAGTTCTCGGCATCAGATCTTCTGATCGTTCGCGGGCCGTCCTGGAACGGTTTTGCTGGTCTGGACATTGTCCGGGCCGCACGTGAAGCAATAGGGCTCTCTGTTGCGCTGGAGGAAAGCCATGCGCGGCTCCATAAGAACGGCGTGCAGGCATCTGGCGTATTCTCGGTGAAAGATCAGCTGAGCGATGACCAGTATAAGCGGCTGAAAGCTGCAATTGAATCTCAGCATACTGGCCTGGAGCAATTCAGTCCGATCATCATGGACCGTGGTGGAACGTTCACCAAAGTCACGATGAGCGGTGTGGATGCGGAGCATATCGCCACCCGGAAAAATCAGGTCGAGGAAATCTGCCGCACCATGCGGGTGTTTCCCATGATGGTGGGGCATAGCGACAAGGCATCAACCTTTGCCTCGTCGGAGCAGTTTTTCCTGGCGCATGTCAAATACTCACTTCTGCCGTGGGTAAGACGGTGGGAATCATCATTCCGGCGGGATCTGATCGGAAGATCTGCTCCTAATGTGTATGTCAAACACAATGTGGCGGCCCTTGAGCGAGCGGATATCAAAACCCGTTATGAGGCCTATCAGAGCGGCATACAGGCGGGCTGGATGCTGCGCTCCGATGCCCGTGAACTGGAAGATATGCCGCCCGTGTCGGGTCTGGATCGGCCCGTGCTGCCCATGAACACATCAGTTCTGGATGCCCAGGGTAATCCGATCAGCAACAAACCGGCCGGCAATAGCTGATCCCAGTATTTTTGAGGACAATATGAGAGTTCCTTACCTTTCCACACGGTCAGGCGCTGGAAAGCCTTGGACGCGTGAGTGCAATCTGCGCTTCGACTGCCGCAGCATTGCTGATGATGGCACCTTTGAGGGCTATGCATCAGTTTTTGGCGTTCTGGAGACCAGTTACGGCACGCAGTTTGCGCCCGGTGCGTTCTCTGCCAGTCTCGCCGCCAGCAAATCAGCGGGCACAATGCCCAAAATGCTCTGGCAGCATGATTGGACGCAGCCTATCGGTGTTTATACTGAAATGTCGGAAGACAAACGGGGGCTTCTCGTCCAAGGGCAACTGATCCTGTCTGTTCCTCAAGCAAAAGCAGCTTATGACCTGCTGAAGGCACGGGCGATTGATGGTCTGTCGGTCGGGTTCATCATCAATTCGTATGAATATGACGCCGATGATGACGTGATGACAATCACGGAGGCTGATCTATGGGAAGTCTCCATTGTCACCTTTGCGGCCAATCCGGAAGCGCGGGTCGGCAATGTGCGCAATGCGGAGAATATCCGTACAGAGAGAGATTTTGAGAGGTTCCTTCGGGAGGAAGGTGGCTTTTCAAACAACCGGGCGAAGGCCATTGCCTCGCGTGGTTTCCGGGCAGCAGACGCCCATCGGGATGATGGTGCGCTGGACAGCGGGATCCTTGAGGATCTTGAAGCCCTCAGACAGACATTTTCCTGAATTTTTTCCAATCTGGAGCAAAAAATGAGTTTGAAACGCAACCTGATGTCTGGTGGCGCACGTCTGCATGTACGCGGCGCTGGGTCCGGCTCTCCTGATAACACGACTGATGTGCGCAGTCTTCTTCAGGGTATCCAGCAGGCATTCTCCGAATTTCGGCAACAGAATGACCAGCGTTTACAGCAGCTCGAGCAGCGCGGCACATCAGATGTCGTCACGGAAGAGCATGTCCAGCGTATTGATGGGGAAATCCGGCGTCTATCCGATGCCCTGACCGAGATTTCCGCTCGTTCTGGTCGGCCAGGCCGTCCGGGAGGATCGTCTGGTCAGGATCCTGTCCAGGTCGAATATCGCACAGCGTGGGATCGCTGGGCGCGTCGTGGCGAGCGGGAGCATGAGCTGCGGGATATCGAGCGGCGTGCCAATACCACCCAGACAGGGGAGGATGGTGGTTACCTCGTCCCTGATACGGTAGACCGCAATATCCTTGATATCCTGGGTGATCAGAGCGATGTCCGTTCTCTGTTTACGGCCATGACTGTGGGGGCGGATAGTTACAAGCGCCTTGTTGGGCTACACGGAACAAGCGCCGGTTGGGTCGGAGAAACTGACGCTCGCCCTGCTACCAATGGCCCTCAGTTTACCGAAGTTGAGGCGACATTTGGTGAAATGTATGCCAACCCGCAGATTTCCCAGCGGCTGCTTGACGACAGTGCTGTCGATCTGGAGGCCTATATCGGCAATGAGCTTGCTCTCGCGTTCGCGGAGAATGAAGCTCAGGCTTATCTGTTTGGTGATGGTGTCAAGAAGCCAAAAGGCCTCTTTTCCCAGCCAACTGCCGCAGATGGCGACAAAACCCGTGCCTTCGGGACTTACCAGCTCCTGACCAGTGCAACAGCTGGAAGTCTGGGCACCAATGCGGCTGCGTCAGACAAGCTGCTGGACATGATCTACGCGACCAAGAGCACGCTCCGGCAGGGAGCAACCTGGTTGATGAACAGCACCACTGTTTCCGCAGTCCGGAAACTGAAAGATGGTCAGGGCAACTATCTCTGGCAGCCATCATCTCAGATCGGTGAACCTGCAACGCTGCTGGGGTATGGCGTGAACGACATGGAAATCATGCCGGATATTGCAGCAAGCGCTATCCCCATTGCGTTCGGCAATTTCAAGCGGGCCTATATGATCGTGGACCGTATTGGCATCCGGACGCTTCGGGATCCGTACACCAACAAGCCGTTCGTTGGGTTTTACGCCACCAAGCGCACCGGTGGGATTAGCCTGGACAGCCGTGCTGTGAAGTTCTTGCAGATCGCGGCACCCTGATCTGTCTGGCGGCCTCTTTCGGGAGGCCATTTCCATGTCTGGAGTAGGAATATGTCTGAAAAACCCCGGAAACTGTCGTCAACCGAAAAACATGATGAGCGCCTCAGAAATGCCCGTGCGGTTGAAAAGCTTCGGTATGACCTGGAAGAAAGGGGGCTCTCCCCCTCAGAAGCCCTCGTGGCAGCGCGCCATACGGTAAAGAGCCGGAATACTACCTCATCCAGTATGCCGGAACAGGAAAAGCCAGAGCAGGAGCAGGATAATGGCGATAACGATCAGAGTGGGGGCACCGCCTGATCAGGTGCCGCTTGCCTCCCTGTCTGACCTCAAATCAGACCTCAAAATCACTGATGATACGCAGGATGTGGATTTAACCCGCAGGCTGCTGGAAGCCTCCGGCGCTGTGTTGGCCTATATCGGCCGCCCCATCCTGTCGTCAGACTGGCGGGACATCATGGATCTGCGGCAGGATCAGCCACGCATCAGTTTGGTGTTGGGGCGGTATCCTGTCACGGCGCTCAAGGTTGTATCCATCAACGGCACGGCCATGGGCGGTGATGATCTGATCAACGTGTTTAATGCCATGGATGCCTCCTGCGGTATGCTCTATCCGCCGGATGGTGGCCCCGCTCTTTGGCATCCTGCCCGCTACGTTGTCACCTACACGGCAGGCTACAGCCCGCCAGAAGCTGATGGCACAGGGGGCACCATCCCGCTGGAGATCCAGCGGGCCATCCGCATCACGGCGGCGGCCAGTTGGCATGGTGGAGACCGAGACCCAAACCTGAAATCGGAATCAGAGCAGGGTGTCGGATCGACATCATGGGTGGCAGCAGCCTCTGGCACGGGGGGACTGCCGCAAGATGCCGCCAATCTTCTGGCTGGCTATCGGTCTGGCGGTATCCGGTGAGCTACCGCACAGAACGCCGTCGCCGCCAGATCAGCGCCAAGGGCCGCCAGATGGTGCTCGGCAGCAATGGCACGAGCGTGACTCTCAAGGCGTATTCTCCGCCTCCACAGGCCGCCCAGCTACAGGATGGCGTGGCAAAGGCGGCGTTCGTGGTTGAGATCATGGCTGATGAGGTGAACGCCCAGGGCCTGATGCCCACCGCTGACATGGAGATCACGGACGGCCCGAAATTCTACACCCTGACCGATGCCGTGCCGATCTATGACGGGCCAACTCTCTGCGGCTGGCGGCTGATTGCCGCAGGAGGCCAGTAATGACGAGCGATGCTGTCTGGAATGA